GTGATCTGGAATCCCAGGATCTGGAGACGGCGCTGCGTGAGGGGTTGGGGGACGAGATTGCTTTGATGCGGGTGATGATTCGGCGGGTATTCGATTATGCGAATGATAATGCTGGGGATTTGGAAGGGTGGACAGGTACCCTGAGCGCGGTGGGGGCGGCGTCCACCAGGCTTGCCGGCATGTGACGGACCCAAAATCTGTTGGGGGGAAATGATAGTGATGCATTGGATGCGTTGAGCAAGGCGTTGACGGAGGTGACCAATGAGTTCGGATGCAAGTAGGGACGCAGAGACGCAAAGTGAGCAAAGGACGCCAAGGGTTAACCTGGGATAAAGGAAGGTAATTTGATTATGCCAATAGATATTGGAAGTTATTCGGATTCAGAGATTCAGGTTGCGGTCAACGTAGCGATAAGGGAATTGGGACTATGGAGGGAAAACCATGGGAGAAGATCAGGCGGCGTTAATTTCAGAGCAGTTGGGGCGGTTGAAGGACAACATCGAGTCACGCTTTCAAAAGATCGAGGCGCTGATCACTCACCAGAACGAGATAAGTGAAGAACGGTTACGGGCTTTGCGATCGGAGGTCGGGGATTTGAAGAAAGCTAAAGAAGACCACGAGACTCGAATCCGGGCGGCGACTGAAGGGGTTACCCAATTCAAAATGTACTCCGGATTGGCGAACGGTGGTTCGGGGTTGCTTTCAATTATTGCCTTGATCAAGTCCTTTTTTGGTGGATAATTTGGCGTTATTAGTTGATCAGATCAAGGTAGTGTTGAAGGATGTGTGTTTGTTTGTTGAACATGCGTCCGGATTGAAGTTGCGCAATTACCAGATTCTGGTTGCGAGGTCGGTGGCGGAGTCGGTGATTTTCCGTCAGGGAAAATCGTTTGTGGTGATGTTCCCTCGGCAATCCGGCAAAAACGAGTTGCAGGCGCAAATCGAAACCTACCTGCTGACCCTGCTTTCCCAAATCGAGTGTGAGATCGTGAAGGTATCCCCTACCTGGAAGCCGCAAAGCCTGAACGCCATGCGCCGGCTGCAGAGGGTGCTCGAAAACAACATCCTGGTCCAATCCATGTGGAAAAAAGAAAGCGGGTATATCTACAAAATTGGGAAGGCAAGGATCTTTTTCTTTTCGGGATCGCCTGAGGCGAATATCGTTGGAGCGACTGCCGGCCATCTGCTGGAGGTCGATGAGGCACAGGATGTGCTGGTGAGCAAGTTCGACAAGGATATTGCTCCCATGGCTGCGAGTACGAATGCAACCCGGGTTTTTTGGGGGACAGCGTGGACTTCGGACACTCTACTGGCGAGGGAGTTGAGAGCTGCCAAGGATGCAGAAAAACGAGACGGAATCCGGCGGGTGTTTGTACTGACGGCTGAGGATGTCGCGAAGGAAGTGCCGGCTTATGGTGCTTTTGTAGCTGAGCAAGTGGCAAAGCTGGGCAGGAATCATCCCATGATTCGAACCCAATTTTTCAGTGAAGAGATCGATGGCGAGGGTGGTCTGTTCCCTGAGAGCCGGCGAGTGCTGATGATGGGCAAGCATGAGAAGCAAGTCCAACCAGGTGCCGGCAAGGTGTATGCAATGTTGATTGATATTGCGGGGGAAGAGGAAGGACAGGGACAGGGGCAAGCAGGAGGGCAAGGACAAGCCATGCCCCAACATGGGGGAAAAAGGGATTCAACGGCGTTGACAATTGTGGAGGTCGATCTTGAAACAATGCAAGATGAACTGATCAAAGCTCCAACCTATAAGGTCATGTTCCGTAAGTTGTGGGTTGGAACCCAACATACTAAATTGTATGGCGAGATCCTGGCGCTGGGGCGGTTATGGGATGTCAAAAAATTGGTGGTGGATGCAACCGGTGTTGGTGCTGGGCTATCGTCGTTCCTGGAGCGGGCACTGCCGGGGATGGTGATTCAATTCCGATTTAATGCGGCTACCAAGTCCCAATTGGGCTGGGATTTCCTGGCGGTAATTGATTCTGGCAGATACAAGGAATATATTCCGGAGGATGCTGAACAAGCATTGTTCTGGAATCAACTGAATGCCTGCCAATATTCGATCACACCCGGGATTGATCGCAAAATGAAGTGGGGTGTACCGGATGGGATGCGGAATAACTCCGGTGAGTACGTGCATGACGATTTGATATTGTCGGCTGCACTGTGCGCTGCACTGGATGGGGAAGTATGGAGTGTTGGCGGGGAAGCACTGGTGGTTAAGGTGATTGATCCAATTCGGGAAATGGATAAGGAAGGATTTTAGATGGCAAGGGTCTCATTATTTGAACGTGGAAGGAAATGGCTGGTAAGACAATTGAAACTGGATACGGTCTACATCGAGCCGGAGATCAGTATGACGATCAGCGACAGAGATCGAGCAGATTACGATCGGGAAACGATTATCACCCAGGCATTGGAAGCCTGGCGATTGAATCCGCTGGCAAGGCGCATGGTAGAGCTGACCAGCCAATACGTGGTTGGGGGTGGAATGATGGTCACTTCCAAAAATAAAGACGTAAGCAATTTCCTGGATAAGTGGTGGCAGCATGAACTGAATCAGATGCCGTTGCGGATTTACGAGTGGTGTGATGAGCTGACCAGAAGCGGCGAATTGTTCTTCCTGCTGTCTACTGATGCGGCCGGCATGACCTATGTGCGGGCGATCCCTGCAACCGAGATCAAAGAGATCGAGACTGCCAAAGATGACCTGCAGCAGGAATTGAGTTATACGCAAAAAGGTAAGCTGAACTTTGGGGAGGATGCGGTTGAAGAGCGGATATGGCAAGCATATGATGCTGGTAATGAAGCCATGGGGGATGATGGCAGATTGAAAACCGTCATGATTCACTTCGCCATCAATCGTCCGGTTGGCGCTGTGCATGGGGAATCGGATCTAGCTCCGATGCTGAAATGGTTGACCAGATATTCGAGCTGGCTTGAAGACCGGGCAAGGTTGAATCGCTATCGGAATGCTTTCTACTTCATGGTAAAGAGCCGGTTTGTGAGTGAAACGGAGCGAGCAGCTCGCCAAGCGACCCTGAATGCCAATCCTCCTGCGCCAGGTTCCATTCTAGTGGTGGATGAAAGCGAAAGTTGGGAAGTGATTCATCCCAATTTAGAAGCGAACGATGCGAGCAAGGATGGTTTGGCCATTAAGAAAATGATTGCTGCGGGTGGTGGAATTCCAATGCACTTTTTGGCAGAGCCGGAGAGCGCAACTAGGACGACGGCGGAGTCAGCCGGTGGACCTACGTTCCGACATTTTGAACAGCGTCAGGAATTCTTCATCGAGATCATCCGTCAACTGGCAAAGATTGCATTGCAACGACGTGCGAGATTTGAGACTAAGTTGGATGCCGAAGCTGAGATTGCGGTGCAAGGTGCTGACTTGAGCTCCAGGGATAACGCTGCTCTGGCGGTGGCCACATCGACTATGTCTTCTGCATTGATTAATTTGTATGATCGGGGCTTGATTGATGGTGTGGAGCTGGTGAGAATGGTTTACCGATTTGCGGGTGAAGTGCTGGATGTGGAAAAGATCATCGGAGATGAAAAATCGAGATCGGAGGTTAAATCAGATGGAAAACAAGTTAAGAAACCTGCAGGTGTAAAGGTGGATACAGAAACCGGAGACCTGAAAGGGACTGTGGAAGCATAAGGAGGAGTTATGCACGAATGGGTAATCAGTGGAATGGAAAATAGCTGTCCGAGCTGCAAAGCAGCGGCAGGTCAGCGACATCCTCTCCAAGAATGGAAGGATGCTGAGATTGTTCCAGGCAGTTTACGACTATATTGTGGTGATCACTGCAACTGCCAATTAAAAGGGGTAGATGCGACCGAGCCGTTGGGCAATCTGGAAGATATACCCCTGACTGACAATGCTGAGTCGGATGAGAAGGATGTCACAACCAGGGATCTTGCTGCTGAAAAACGCTTGCGAATTGATATCGAAGGGAATGCGGTTCAGGCGGTATTCTCGGAGGGTGAGCAGGATGCCGAGGTCAGTTATGACGTGGTGGCGATCACTGCCGGCGAGGGGAATGGCTGGCAATTCTCTGACAATGCGCTGAGGGAATCGGTGAGTTTGTGGGAAGGTGTTGAAACCTTTATCGACCATGGTGGTATGTGGGGCGGGCGTTCCGTGCGTGATCTTGCCGGGGTATGTAGCGAAGCCAAATTTGACGAGGCGTTGAACGGGATCCGGGTGAAGGTGAAACCTTTCGGACCCAGTGCCAAATTGCTGGAAGCAATTGGGCGTGAGTGGCTGGAAGTTGAAGGCGTAAAACCAAAGATTGGTTTTAGCGCTGACCTATTGTTTAGTGGTCAGGGAAGGGATGTCAAGCAGATTGTGCGAGTCTTTTCCGTTGACCTGGTTTACCGACCTGCGCGGGGCGGCGCATTCTTAAGAGCGTTGAATTCCATGCAGGATAGCAATCAAAATGAGGAGATTGAAGAAATGGAAGTTGAAGAACAATTGAATGAAAGTGTTGAAAACACAGCAGCCAATAATGAACAGGAATTGATTCTTGCCATGCAAGAAACTTTGTTGGAAAGCAAACTATCGGCTGCCAATTTGCCTGAACCATTGGTGAAGCAAGTGCGCAAACAATTCAGCGGAAAAAAGTTTTCCGCTGCTGAACTGGATGCCGGTATCCAGGATGCGAGGGAATTATTTGCAACCCTGCAAGGTGGTGGAATCATCAAGGGCACCAGTGGAATTTCCAACATGGTGGTGGAGCGCGACAAACTGCAAGCAGCTGCTGACGACCTGCTGGGTGCTCCCAGGGATCAAGGCATGCAAGGTGTGAAAGTGGCCAGATTGTCCGGCATACGGGAGTTATACACAACCATGACCGGGGATCTTGATTTCCGTGGAACGTATGATCGCGAGCGGATTATGCTAGCGGATTCGGACAGCGTTTCGAATGTATTGAAAAATGCCTTCAACAAAATCATGATTGAAGAATGGAGTGAGTTAGGTCGTGCGGGCTACCGCTGGTGGGAGAAGGTTGTATCCATTGAGCACATGGGTTCCCTACAACCTGTTAGTGGAATCCTGTTGGGTGAAGTGAGTTCTTTGGGTGTTATTTCTGAAGGTGGAAATTATGGCGAGTTGGAAATCAGCGACTCTGGCGAAAGCCAAACTTTCCGCAAATATGGTGGATTACTGCCAATTACCCTGGAAATGATCGACAAAGATGAAACCCACAAACTGCGACAACTGCCAAGAAAAATGATCTCGAGTGCGGTCAGAAATGTCAGCTCGTTGGTGGCGGGGTTGTTCACGAGTTCCAACGGGACGGGACCGATCATGGCGGATGGTTCACATGTGTTCGATGCTACCTTGCATAAAAACTTGGGGACAACTGCATTGAGTACGACTTCGTTTGAAGCTGCAAGTCAGTCAATCTATGACCAGGAACTGATTTCCAATGACACAACCAAACCCAAGCTGGCTTTGGATGCCAAATATATGTTGGTTCCTCGTGGGTTGCGTTTGACAGGTATGCGGATTCTGTATCCGACCTTTGAACGCGAGAGCAATATTTTCTCCGAAAATATGCAGCGGGGCGAGCTGGGAGATGTGATTACGGTCCCTGAGTTCAGTGATGTGAATGACTGGGCTGCATTGGCGGATCCCAGGTTTGCTCCTGGAATCATCATTGCGGAACGGTATGGAATCATGCCGGAGTTGTTTATCTCGGACAGCGAGTATTCCTCTTCGATGTTGAATAGCGACACGATTAATTTGAAAGTACGACATTTCTTGAGCGTGTTTGTGGCGGATTATCGACCGTTGTATAAGGCGAATGTAGCGTAAAGCCTAAAGCCTAAAGGCGAAAGGCGAAAGGGAAAAAAAGAGAAGGGCAAAGCAATCGAAGTGATGATTGCTTTGCCCGTACACGGGAAGAAGGAGGAGAGAATGGAGAAGTGGAAGTTGTTGTTGGGGTCGAGGAAGTTTTGGGCGGCATTTGTGGGACTGCTGTTTTTGGTGATCCGGAATTTTGATCCGGGGTTTGATGTGCCGGAGAGTGAGACGGTGGCTTTCGTGTCGATTCTGGCGGCGTATATTCTTGGTGTTGCGCTGGAAGATGGGTTGAGAGCAAGTAGCTCATAGCTGATAGGAAAAGAAAAAATGAAAGATTTTTGCTTAGGGGTGGATGTGTCGAGCTGGCAGCCGAAGGTGGATTGGAAGGTGCTTTATGATGGCGGCGTTCGGTTCGCTATCATAAAGCTTTCCCAGGGGAATTATTCCTATGATCGGTTCACCCGAGAGCATGTGAAAGGTGCCAAGGATGCCGGCATGTTGGTGGGGTTGTATCACTGGCATGATCCGCTGTGCAATGTGATGAGTCAGGTGGACTTTATCAAAAATTGTCTGGTGGGGATTGAGTATGATTTCTTTGCTGTGGATGTAGAGCAGTATTGGGCGGATTGGGCAGAATGGCGGCAGCGATATATCACCAAAAAGCTGGGAGCTACAACGATCTCTGTTTCCAGTCACCAGCTCGCGAGTGAAATCAAGAAGTTGACCGGAAAAAAGACAATGATCTATACCCGGGCAAGTTTCGTCAAGGATTATGCGCCAACGATGCAAGTGTGGTTGAAGGATTGGGATCTGTGGTTGGCACATTATCCATATAAACCGGGCAAGGTTTCGTTGAGCTGGAAGGGATTGAAGGAATCGAATTTGCCATCCATTCCCGGACCAGCGATTCCACCTAATTGCCGGAATTGGAAGATCTGGCAGTTCTCGGGAGATAAATTTGTAATGCCTGGCGTGAGTACTCCATTGGATTTAAATTTCTTCCATGGGAATGAAAAGGAATTACGAGTGTGGTTGGGTGTGGAAGAATCGCAACCTATCAAATATGACTTTGAAAGCATGGTGAGATTGCTATGGCAGGCTCATCCTGAATTACATGAACAAGAGGTGAAAACATGACAGAAAAAACTGTGACTAAAACGACAGAAAAAAAGGCGAAGGCAGCCGTGATCAAGGTGGACGATAAGGGCGTGGTGAAATCTGAGGACAAAGGTAAGGTACCGGATGCGGTGGTAGCGTTGGCGAAGGAACTCGAGATTGATGCCAACAGTCTGCTGGGATGGAATGTCTATCCTGATCGGGTCGTGATCGTTAGCATGAATGGAATGAAATTCTCAAAGGTGTTGCATGGATCCAAGTCTTGAGGAAATTCGAGAACGGGTAAAGCTATTCCTGATGGATGTTGCAGGGTTGATTTGGGATAACTCAACACTGGATGGAGCCATCCGGCAGGCGTTGGGAGACCTGCAGGTAGTCACACCAATCTCATTGACATTAGAGGGGTTAGATGGGGCTGTGGCGACTGTGCTGGAAATGGGCATGGATGGGTTAATTGTGCGGGGTGCAGTTGTGTATGCACTACAAATGCGAATGATTGACAGAGCGGATTCATATGAGCTGAACCAAACTGGATTGGATATGGTGAACCTGGTGGAGAAGATAAAATCCCAATACCTGAGCGATGTCCAAAAAATCCGAACCCGACAATTCCAGATGAGCGCAAGCGTCCCATACTTCACCCTTCCTGATCCTGACGGGGTGTAACATGGAAGAACTGATATTGCAGGTGGGATCGACCCAGGTGCATTTGAGCGGAGCGGGGATTGTGGCTCCGGTCAAGGGCTGCAGAAGGAATCAGCCGAAAGAGCAGGGTACGAATATCGTTGAACGTCTGGATGTAGTTTTGCATGGACTTCCGGAAGTGGTGGACGATTGGTTGAAAAAGATAGAAGCATTGTTCTCCCAAATTGACCTGGGAGAACAAGCTGTTCTGATCTTGAAGGCTGCGGCTGGTTTGGGGAGTTATGAAAGCAGAGTGGTTGGGGGTAGGATTGAACTGTTGGGTCGGGGGTCGATGGATCTGAAACGGGGCGGATTGGGGGTGGCTGTCTATTTGGAACGGTTGAATTACTGGGAAGGTGAAACAATCCAGGTTCCGTTGAGTAATCCACATGGGACAGATGTGATTAATGGGCTGGTATTGGATAACCAATATAGCCTTGTTGAC